TTGGAAAGCTGGCAAGTCTCCATATCCTGCTAATCCTCCTGGAAACAGTAACCACGAAACAGGTAATGCTGTTGACATTAACAAAGATCAAGCAGCAGCAATGGATAGCATGGGTATCCTTGCGAAATATGGTCTTGCTCGTCCAATACCTGGAAAGGATCCTGTTCACATTCAGTTGGCAGGAACAGGAACAAGCCAAGGTTCGTATGGAGAAGGTGGGAAATCAGACGCCACTGCAGTTGGTGGCAAAGAACAAGCAGTACCAGGATCAGACACAACTATTGGTGGTGGTGAATCTGGTGGAGGAGCAGAAGGACAACCCGAACAACCATCAGCATCTGAAAAGAGTGGTGCTGATCTTATGAGAATGGCTGCTGGTGCTTACACTGAAGGTGCTGGTGGGCAAGGTGGTATGGCTGGACTGCTCGGTGGATTAGGTGGACTTGGTGGATTCGCTGGTGCAATCGCTCCAATGTTGCCTGGTATGCTGAATAATAAAATGAATGATATGGCAGGTATACCAGCAGCACAACCAGTAATGGCTCCAGAAAGACCAGTGCCAGTTGATACTCCAAGCGTTGGTGCAGCTGCTAATACTATTGAAC